ATAATAGGGTGCAATGGATTGCGTCCCCCCCACGCAATGGATTGCGTCCCTAGTAAATCTTTGATTGAATTCTTCCTTAGATCGACATTCGACGACTTCCTTCCCATAGACTTCTATGTACTTATCGCGATATGCCCATGTTCCAGGGGTCCAAATTTTTCTGTCGTTATTATATTCGACTTCAATAATCAAATATTTCTTCTTTTTTAGAGAAGATATAATATATTGTATTTGTCTTTTGCTTTTTCTTGTTTTTTCTGCTAGGTATTTATTTGATGCCCAGCAAAAACCATATTTTCCCATTAGACCAGTGATGACTGCCAAGACAATTATTTCTGAGTCGTTTAGTGATTTATCTTCTAGCGATAAATTCGGAATGACGATATAAGTATTGTCCATGACACTCCTTCTGGTTTGGGGAGAGTTATTCTTAAGGGGCGCGACGAACGCCCCTTTCTTTTTTATCCTCCATACACTATCAAACCTTTCTCTTCATAGCAAGAAATCGAATGCGCAGTTTACTTGGCTGAAAATTCAAATATTTCCACGGTGTGCCCAAATACGGCATGCCGTTCAGATCAAAACATGCAAACGGTAATTTTCTAGAGAGAAGAAATACAAAAATCGATGCTTTGACTGTAATTTTCTAGAGGAGTCAAAAAAAGAAATCCCCCTGCCTCACCTATCACCACTTAGTGATAATATCGTTTTGATGAAACAGAGGGAAAATGGAGGGATTAGGACTTTTTCTCTTGGCTCTTCCAGCGTAGGTAGCCGTCGAGAAGTTTCTTTCTGTCCTTGGATAGAAGATTGTCTACCATTGGATGAAGAGGGGCCTTAGTTTGCCACATTGTGAGGAATTCCTCAACCTCGCTCTTCACTACATACTCAGAGTCAAGTTCTTGATCTGCGCATAGAGCAATAGACACTTCCTCTGCCAACGAACTGAGTTGTTCAGGAGATAGAGTTTGCGACTTCCGAACTTCCGAACTTCGTGAGTCAGGAACTTCTGTTGTCTCCATCTCTCTCATTCTGGCTGTCTGCTTACAGGCCTCATTCCCATCGTCATCTTCAGGAGCTACACCAAATGCAGCCGATAGTCCATACCGTCTGGCATAGGTCATAGCCGAGCCAAAGCCTTGGGCATCAAGCTTATTTACAGGAATAGATACCACTCCGCAGGACAGACTCTCTCCGGAGGAGTGCATGATGATGGTCTCTACTGCTGCACACCCCGGGACATTGTGAACTGTCTGAATAAACCATAGTCCATGCTTTACAAGAGCAGGCTTGATGGCATCGATGACATTTCCCAAGTCTGCATACTTTGATCTGAAGTGTGGGTTTGTTTTGTCCTTGATAGCTCCCATGATGTCTGGGAAGGCCTCAGACATAGCCTTACATAGCTCTTTCATTATCTCCTCCTAAGAGTGAGTTTTTTCTTTGTGTTTATCTTGATGCCTGGAATGGTTCTCATCCCCTTCTTCATGGCGAGCTTTATCCTGTCCTCGTCTACAGTGAGGAACTGCCTTGGAACAGAATCATAGTCCTCTACCTCATACTCGAACTCAGAAGATTCAATGACTGCAACTTTGGAAGTTCCTATCTCCCCAACTTCCTCATTCCTTGTCTTCCAATCTTCGATAGTCGAGACGATCGTGGTCTTCATGTCTCCCAACTTCTCTGTGAAGTCTTTTGCCAGGAGATTGACCTCTGACTGGAATTTTCTAGTTGGCTCGATGATAGCTTTTCTAGTGGCCTCAATGTTCTCATTAAGATTAATAGCCTCTACAGCCATGTTGAGAGCCATATCTACTTGCTCTCGTGTTTCTACCTTCATGTCCTTGACATATTCTAATGCCGACGACACTCGATCTCTATATTGCTCAATCTGTAACTGAACGTCGAAAAGGCTTAACTGTGTGTTCATCTGATTACCCCCATTATTTTCATCTTTTCTTTCAACGATTGGATTTCTATCAAGAGTTTTTCGATTTTGTATTCTTGATAAATCTTTTCAAGTTGCAAAGCTGCGACTTGTTTGTCGAGTTTTAAGATGTCAAAAAATAGAGGGGATGGTAATGTTTGGTTGTCAATCATCGCGTTCTCCTAGAATTAGTGATTGATTTCTTTGATTGTTATGCTTGCCCGAGGGTTGTGACCTCCATCACGTCCTTCGGGTTTTTCTACTCAATAGTCTTGATGTTTACCTTCACTCCATTCTTCTTAAGTACCCTCACGGCCTTTGGAGGGATACATTTTCTATACATAAGTTCACATATAGCCTTACTGATAGGACAAGATGGGGTAAGCAACCGCCGTCCATTCTTATCTTCTTCTAACAAAAACACTTCTGACATGGATTCCTCCTTTCGATATCAAGAGCATACAACACCATTTGCATTTAATGCAACATATAGTTCGCGACAAGTCAAAAATCACCCCCACGCCACTATGTGAGGGATAAAAAATCTATCTAGCAAAGAGCCAATAAAGTTCGACAGCGGCTGCACATTTCGCCATTATTTCACTTTTGTAGTGAAATTCATGCACACGAGGAAAATCCCCTGTAGGCGACAGTTGTACGAATAGGAAGCGATTAGATAGAAGTGGGTATTCAATTTGGTTCAAGAGGTGCCAATACATAGTGCCCTGCATTTGCCATACAGTGGCGTTCTTGCTATCAAAGGCGCTTGATGTCTTCCAATCCACCAAAACCTTTTCATCATCATATGGGAAGGACATTATACCATCTATACACCCCGTGATCTTCAAGAGGTCATCGTAGTATCGCTGTTCACACATTTCTAACTTCAAGCTAAATGTGCTTTTCCACTGCAAATAGCTGTCAAAATACCCTCTTTCCTCATCATTGAGAACAAATGGGAGTCCAAGATAATCCATCTTGATGGCATTGTGCACGTTAGTCCCGATCTTCATCTTCCTCTCTAGTATTTCAGGAGGGACTTTGTCGAAGTCATACCAAGGGCGTAGGACCTCAGACACTCGAACGTAACCAGGTCGTATTTCTTCTTCCATACATTTGTCCTCATAAAGATTTTATGCTCTTAAAGGCGGAGATTGTAGCATAAAAAATCAAAATGAGCTTGTGAAATATTTCTTCATTCCATATGTCTTGGCAAAAGATATGTTGAGGAATGGATGATAAAGTTCGAAATTGATGGAGAGCCTATTCCATGGAAGAGACCTGGTATATTGAAGACAAAAAACTTTAATGTTGTCTACGATAGGCAGAAGAGAGAGAAAGAAAAGATTAGGTGGCAGATCAAGGGCGAGTACAAGGAAGACCCCATCAGGGGACCTCTACGTGTAGACATCATATTCAGGATGCCAATACCAAAATCAACCTCTAAGCCCATTCGTAGAGAGATGCTCTATGGGCTTTATCATCATTTCAAGAAGCCAGACATAGACAATTTAACCAAATTTATTTTCGACTGCATGAACGAATTGGTGTACGTCGATGATGCACAGATATGTGAATACCATGTTGCAAAGGTCTTCTCAACCCATCCTGGGACATATGTCAAAGTGCGACCATATAGTCGAAATGTAAAGGAAGAAACCGATGGAAGTGATCTACGAGACATTGGATCAGGAGATCTACTTGGAGATAGTTTTGAGGAAGAAGGACCTCAAGATGCTGGAAGAAAAGAAAATTGTATCGTCGATTTTCGAGATGGACGATCAGGTAGTTAACCTTGGCCTCAGGCATATAACACCAGGAGAAGAACATGCCACTCAAGAAGGGTAAAAGCAAAGCCACGATTAGTAAAAACATTTCAGAAATGGTTGAGTCAGGACATCCACAGAAGCAGGCGGTTGCCGCGGCACTCAGTACAGCCAGAAAGAGTGGTGCGAGCCTGCCTAAGAAGAGGAAAAAATGAAAGAGAAAGACGTCAAAGGGGTAATCAAGAGGCAGAAAAGATACGCCACCTTAGCAGAACAAGAGGGAAAATACGCTGAGAAGATAGCTAAGAAGGAGACTTCAAGGCATCTCCCAGAGATGGCCAAGGACAGCAAACAAGAAGCAAAAGTAGCTTTTTCATTTGCTAACAAGAGACGAAAGATTGTGCAAAAAGAAAAAAAGAAACTCAAAGAAGAGGAATAACAATGGAAGAAAGTTCATCCCGCCCACTTCCTAGTGTGGAGTCTAGTCAGAAGTACATGAGCTGGCATATGAAAGAAATGAATGACTCTTTGAAGGCTATAGCAATCTCCCTAAAGTCAATCGACGAGGTCTTAATGTCTTCTATCCCGAAGGAATCAAGAAAGCCCATGCCACGAGAAAAAGAGCCAATCAAGACATTTCCAGTAGACGATTCAATCCCTTTCTAGCAAAACAAAAAGGAAAAATTATGGGATTTTTTTCATGGATATCAAAAAAGTTGTCGGGTAGTTGCTATGAAGAGTGCCATTCATACTACAAAAAACCTTCCAACCACTTACGCGGGAAGAAAAAGGTAGCAAAGCTTTTCGCTGAAGAGTGTCTTGTGATAGGAGACGGTCAGGAAATAACTAAAAAAGAGTTGAGTAAACTCTGGAAGGAGTGGTCAAGCAGACCCAAGAATAGACAAAGATATCGAACATTTGATCCAGACAAGACCCGTGGCCTTATGCAAGGCCTTAATTCGAATCATCCTGGAATAATCATTGGACTGTATAACGATTACGACAGGAGTGCTGTTTATAAGGGCATTGGAAAGAAGAAAGACATCGCATGAACTTGTCTGACAAACAGCTTCTCTCTCTGTCTGAGTCAACATATAGAATCAACATATGGGAGGGAGCTGTTCGTTCTGGCAAAACATACGTCAGTCTTTGGCGATGGCTCAAAGAACTCACATACGGGCCCCAGGGAGAGTACTGCATCATCACCAGGACATATGACACCTTCAAGCGGAATGTGCTCCCACATCTCATTAGAATGATAGGAGCAGACGTTAGGTGGTATGCAGGCAAAAGAGAGATGATCATCTTCGGCAAAACCATCCACGTTGTTGGTGCTGATGATGAAAGAGCAGAGAATAAAATTCGAGGGCCTACGTTTTCAGGGGCATATGTAGACGAGGTATCTATCATCCCAGAGAGTGTCTTTAAGATGCTCATCAGTCGGTGTGCTATGAGGGGGGCAAGGATCTTCGGGACTACTAACCCTGATAGTCCTTACCACTGGCTCAAGAAAGACTATCTAGAAGACAATCCCGACGTCAAAAGCTGGCAGTTCACACTTGAAGACAACCCCGAGCTTACACAAGACGAAAAAGAATATCTTAGGAGGCAGTACAAGGGTATATGGTACCAGAGATTTATAGAGGGAAGATGGGTCGTTGCAGAGGGAGCAATTTATGATTTCTTTGATACTCAAATACACGTTATTGATCAACCTCCTGGCAATGCTGAGTATTACATTGTGGGCATCGACTACGGTACTACTAATGCGTGTTCTTTTGTCATGGTTGGAATAAATAGGTCAAGATTCCCCAACATGTGGGTTGAGGACGTATATTATTGGGATAGCAAGGTAAAACAAAGGCAGAAGACAGACACAGAATATGCAGATGACTTGAAGAGGTTTATAGAAGGCAAAGCAGTCAAGGCAATCTATATAGACCCATCGGCGGCATCATTCAAGCTCGAGCTGAGTAGGGAGGGTGTATCTAATCTCTATGAGGCAGAGAACGAGGTCCTTGATGGCATACGGCTTGTGTCGAAGTTCATGTCCAATGGAACGTTGAAGATATGCCGTCATTGCGAAGTATTGATCAAAGAGATCCAGGGATATGTGTGGGATGCTAAGAGTGCCAAGACAGGGGTTGATAAGCCATTAAAAGACAAGGACCACGCCTGTGACAGCCTTAGGTATTGCCTATACTCACACTTTTTTGG